CCTCGCTCTATCAGGCAGTGGATGACTCGGTACTGTATTGATACAGGGCCGCTCATTCGCTCCATGGCGCAAACACGCGCCAGCCTGTCCTGCTAAATCGCAGGGTTGGTATTTCCTTCCATTAGTGAGATCTAGGATGGCAAATCGTCGCGATTACAGTGTTACGCTTCCCGGAGAACAGTTTAATTCGAACCCGTTTAACCCTTCTGGGTTTACGATTCCGATGACAACTGCCCGGACGGCTCACCGTATTGCGACTGATTATCCTCGAATTAAACCGAGGGCCAGTTGGATCGGGACCACGTATTGGCTCCCGCCAACAGATTACGCTATGGAAGAGGAAGTGGACGTCCGTCCGCATGGAGAGATCCAGTTTCTTGGGTATTTCGGTTATTCCACTGTAAGTGGGGTCATCGAAAATGCTACCCATGCTGGTCTCTTCGCCCAGGCGTGGAGTAAAGCCGGGGTATATACGGCGTTTCCCGACGAAGTAGCCAACAAAGCTTTGTTGAAGGCTCGATTGAAAGTCAAGAACTCGACGATCAATCTTGCTCAGACAATGGCTGAAGTTGGTCAAACCGCCGGGTTTGTGGCGAATACAGTCGATAACATCGCTGAACTCGTTTGGGCGTTCCGTAATCGGAATTTCATTCAGTGGAGAAAGTTCTTCACTGAGGGTGATGTTCCGAGGCACGTCCTTCGCGAAATTCAGCAACGGTGGCTCGAACTGCAGTACGCCATAAGGCCTTTAATGGGCGATATTCACGGGGCCGTGACAAGCCTCGATGAAGCTGCGCCATATCAGGTTCCTATCCTGTCAGTAAAGGCGTCTAGCGGAACGAAAGTGGAGCAAACTGTGAACTGGGACGTTCCCGGTAGTGATAGTCATCTTGATCACTATCAGGCTGATGTCTTTATGCTTCACAGTAGCAAAGTCAGGATCGATTGTGTTCCTGTCAATGCTGCTTTCATTACGGCCGCTAGATTGGGACTCACAAACCCCGCTGCGTTATCCTGGGAGTTAACCAGGATGAGCTTCGTAATCGATTGGTTTTATCCTCTGGGAAATTATTTTTCCCAGTTCGATGCCCTTCTCGGTTACCAAGTGCTTGGCTATAGTATGTCTAACCTTACTAAGGTGACATCTAAAGCTCGGGGAATGGCCTATACTAAGTCGGATGGTTACCCTGTCACCCAGAAATGGGAGGGCAGGTACGAACTAACTCGTCTTGGTAGAGATGCCAGAGGAGAGGTGCCATTTGCGGAATTACCTTCCGTGAAGAACCCTTTCAGTGCGTCCCATGTCATGTCGAGCCTGGCATTACTCTCCCAGGCTTTACGTAAACATGGCTGGACCTGAGCGCAATTCCGCTCTCGGGTAACTTCGGTGTTCCGATCCACGGGACATCTAGTGAATCGAAGGAAGGCAAAATGCCTGCAGTTAGCAGCCTCACCATCGCTGATGGTGCTAGTACTCCTGTCAGTCGCACGTTCGCGTTTGGCGGCTTTGTCGGGAACGTTGCTAAGTGGTTCGAAAAGACGGCTGGTGTGGCCATTGGCTACATCAAGCTGACTGACGAATACCGCGAAGCGAAGTCCTCGACGGGCGCCAATTCCCGTATCTTCGGCTATGAATTGCCGACGACGGGAACCGTGAACGGTGTGACGGCACGAGTCCGTGTCAGTTCTGCGCAAGTTCGTTTCAACTTTGCCCAGGACGCGACGGACCAGGAGAAGAAGGACTTGGTGGCTTATGTTATCAACCACCTGTCCAACGCGACCGTGCGCCCTGCTGTGTATGGTCAGGAGCCCTTCTACTGATAAAGTAGAGGGTGACTGCCCACCATGGCAAAGCAACCGGGGACTGACGAAGGTCAGTCCATCTCGCAAATGCTCCTGGATCTCCCAATGGGAGTTCTGGCTATTGGAGTTTCTCTATGGCTAATTTCCGTCCTCGCCCTCTTAGGAGGGCTCGCGTTGCTTGTGCTCCGCCCCTCGCTCGTATTCACGAGCGACTCGCCCGTGCCTTCGGCGTCCACGCAAGTGGAGCCGTCGGAGAACCTGGCGGGAGCTGTCTGTTCGTTTCCAACCTCGGAGGAGTGACCCATGGTCCTTTACAAGAATCGGCTTCAACTGAAATCCTATCTGCAAACCGTAACGGATCCCGAGACGGAACTGTTTCGCCTCTTGAACGAGGTGAACAATTCAATTTCGGACCTTCGGATGCAGCAGGAACTTCTTCAGAAGGAACTGATCTCCTTGTATTTGGGATCGGGTACTTCTTCGAAGAGTGGCTCTCTAAGCTCGAGTCAAAAGACGTCGGAAGTCGCCAAAAGCGGCGCGCCAATCGCAACGAAGCTCCACAAGAGCTGTCAATGCGAGGAGTGCACCCCTCAGGCTCTCCCGAACGGCCTCTAGATGAAAAGTCGAGAGTCACGTGGGAACGTTTCGACAAAGCGGAACAGTCCTGTTTCGAGATTAACCAGCGGTCCGAAATGCAATGGAGACAATCTCCATACGCGCGAGAACTTAATCTCGCCCGGAAAATCGCATCAAGGATTCTGGGACCTTTCGACTGGGACCAAGCAGCACGAAGTTTTGGGTGGGGCCCTGGCGCCACTACCAGACTGACCCGACGCAAGTCGGACGCTGCGCACAAATACTGCGGTAATCCGCATGCAACGATCGGTAACGCGGTAATCGCGAACACCGTAATACGGTGGTCTCCGGCTTGGGCTCAGGGTTTAACCGAGCTGCCGCCGGACGAAGGCGTGGGGTATGTGAAAATCGTACCCGGAAACCGCGTGGTCACTGTCGCGAAGAACTATAAAACGGATAGAACCATCGCTATCGAACCGGACATGAACATCTATGTCCAGAAAGGTATCGGTGGAGTCATTCGCAACCGTCTTCGCTCCATCGGAATTAATCTCGATGATCAAACGAAGAACCAGAGGCTGGCTTGTATTGGCAGCTTATCTGGGCGGTTGGCAACTATCGACCTTAGTATGGCTAGTGATTGTATTAGCCGACTTATTGTCGAGAAATTGATCCGTTCCGACTGGCTTGAGGCACTTGGGCAGTGCCGGAGCCCCTTCGGAGTTCTTCCTTCTGGTAGGAAAATATTCTACCAGAAGTTCTCATCCATGGGTAACGGTTACACGTTTGAGCTGGAGACTTTGATCTTCTTGTCCCTGGCTTACGCGTGGGCCCGACTCCATGGAGAGGAGCTAGATCGTATATCCGTGTATGGGGATGACATTATTGTCCCCAGCACGATGGCGGATGGGTTCTGTGGCCTCCTTTCTTGGTGTGGGTTTACACCCAATGCTAAGAAGAGCTACTGGACTGGTCCGTTCCGAGAGAGTTGTGGTAAACACTACTACTCAGGGTACGATATCACTCCGTTTTACGTCAAAAAGTACGACCGGGGGCTCCTGTCCCTGTTCAAGATCCATAACCAGTTATGGCGATATGTTGATCGCTGTGACTGGCTGGGGACTGAACGGAGGCGGGCGCTCTTGGACGTATGTCGGTGGTTGCGTTCTTATGCACCTGCCGAATGGCGTAAGCCCTTGATAGTTGACGGTTTCGGAGATGGGTGCTTCGTCGGATATTTTGACGAAGTGTGCCCCAAATTCGACCGAAAACGCGGTTGGGACGGCTACTGGTTTAAAACAGTAGTTGAACTGCCGGTCCTAGATGATGATGTTGGTCATCACGGACTTCTCGTGAAAGCGCTATCCCGTATTGAACGAAAATGCAATCGTGTTCAGTACGTGGGTAGCGACTACGAGGACGGCTTGTCGCTCCTTATGGACGACGAGGCTGTCGAGGTGCTCCCTGTTAAGGGGAGACGGTATGTAATCTCCGAAGTATTTGTATCGTCTTCGGAGGTACATAGACAGTGCGCCGGCCATTTCGCCCCGTAAGGGGTGATGGCAATTTGGTACGTTAAATTGTACCTGGG